CGAGAACGGCGCCGTCGCGGATGCCCTGACAGACGAATGCGGCCTTGCGATTAGGCGATTGCCAGCTATGGATAGTATCCGCCCCAATCGACAGCCCCACAGTGATATCCGAGGCGATTCCAGCATACACTTGGTCCTGCTTCGGAAGGGCAAACTTCGAGGCGACATAGCCATCAAGGCCGCTGACGCTATCCGTAGCCGAAATTTGCGCAAAGGCGGGAGCGGAAAGAGCCAATAGGGCCGCCGCAATCACTACAATCTTCAAGACTTAGCTCCTGGGAGGGGCGAGTTGCCCAGCGTGCCACTCACGAAGGCAATCACGACGCAGACGGCAACCAGAATATGCACAGTCGGCTCTGAGAGCCCGAGATAGGAGCCGATAGAAGTCTGGAACAGAATCACGGCTGAGGCACCGCCCACAACCTTACCAACAACCCACTTCGCGTCATCGCGTGAAAGATTAAGCATTGCCATTTACCTCAGGAACGGGGACCGTAATCGACGTATTACCCTTCGGGAACTCAAGAGCATCTAAATCCGCATGGAGCCTAGCAAGGCCGATTGTCTCCTGCGCTTGGGCGCGAGCTTCCAGCTCTGCCACCCGGCTATTCAGGTCTTCGAGCGCGGCAGCAATCGCCTTACACGAGCCGCCAACCTCCATCACTTGCTGGTCAATCTGCTGATATTTCATATTACCTCTGAGCGGAGTTAAAGGTGTTGCCGCCATGTCCTTCGACTGCGGCGTGATAGAGCACCCATCGGGGGGTGGATTTGACGCGGAAGAATGTGTGAGAAGCACCCTCTGAATCCGGGGTTGTAAGAGTCTGCGGGCATTCCACATCCTCTGCAAGCCCAACAATGGCGTAGAGATTTGGGGCATGACGAACAACTACTCTGAGCATAACTTATCTGCTGCAACCGGCATGCCAACAACCTTCCGCCTAATAACTCGCTGCATCACGCTATGCCAGGCTATATGGGCCTTATAGAAGACAATCGTATCTGGGTAGGCCCCTACTACTACCTTAACGATAATCCTATCCTCCCTCTCCTCAAGGACATCGGCCGCATGCAGCACAAAATCCTTCACCGCACCAGTCGCAAAGCCTATAATCAGGTCGGTCACAAGTTCTTCGGTGAACGGGTCAGTTTGGATTTCCATAGCAATCTCTAATGCAAATGGCATGCCGCTTGCAGACTAATCAAGGAGCATGCCAAAGAAGGTTGACCTAGCTCCCAAAAAGTCGCGCAAGGTATTCAAGCGCGGCGGCTCAATGTCTGATGTTGAGAAAGAGTTTGTGACACAATTCGTGCAAGACCAGCCGGCCGCAATCACCCCCTCTCAGGAGCGGTCGCTCGCGAAGGTAATGCGGCGGTCTAGGGAGGCAGTTAAGAGCGCGATTGAGGAAGCCAAGGATAAATTCGTCGCCTCTGCGGAACGATACGTAGATATTCATCGGGCCGCTACAGAGGCCGCTCTGTTCTGCGGCGACAATGAGCAGGCACTCAAGGGCTCGCAATGGGCGCTGACCAATATCGGTGCTGAGGGTTCGCGGATTATTGACAAAACCGCTGACGCCCCTACCGGCTCCCGCATTATGATTGGCATTCGCGTAGGTGGTATCGACAAGCCTATCACTGCAGTCGCCCTCGAGGCAGAGCCGCCGCATGAGTGAATTTAGCCTCTCGGTATTCGACGGCAAGGGCGAAGAAACCGTTATCTATGAGCCGCTCCCGCACCAGATAGCCTACCACGCTTCTAACTCCCCGAATCTTTTAGCACTCGGAACTCGCGGCACGGGGAAATCGCTGCAGCTTCGCATGGACGCGATACTCCGCTGCCTAATGATACCCAACTTCAAGGCGCTCATCATTCGGCGCACAATGCCAGAGCTGCGAAAAAGTCATCTCGGTTTTATCGACTTCGAGATGAAACTCTTAGGCGGCAAGGAAAACGGCTATGTATTCCTTCATACTACTTTTATTGCTAAATTTCCTAATGGGTCTACGCTTACATTCGGCCATTGCGAAACAGAAGCTGACATTCTGGATTATCTGTCTAGTGAGTATGGATTTATTGGGTTTGATGAACTTTCTACATTCACTCTGAACCAATTCCTCCAAATCTCTGCTGCTGCCCGAGCCCCAAAGGCCGCTCCCTACAAAGCCGTTGTCCGAGCTGGAACCAACCCCTTAGGCATCGGCGCCGACTGGCTCAAAGCCTGGTTTGTTGATAAGAATGTCCGCTTAGAGGATTACCCGGATTATCATCCCGACGATTTCGAGATGATTTTTAGCACGCTGGCGGACAACCCGCATTTAGATGAAGGCGAATATGCCGCTCGTCTGAAGAACCTCCCTGAGCATGTTCGCCGCGCCTGGCTCAAGGGCGAATTTGTCACAGAAGGCGCCTACTTTGAAGACTTCCGACAGTTCAAGATGGTGCAGCGACTCGACGCAGATGGAAACTTAGAGGATACCCTTGAAGACGAATCTTGGCACGTTATTGATGATATCCCGTTGCTCAATGGGCAGCCGTTGTTTGCCTACGGGTGGATTAACATTTACCGAGCTATCGACTGGGGATATTCTCCTGACCCCGCTGTGTGCCTGTGGATTGCCGTTCTGCCCAACAAGACGGCTATCGTATTCAAGGAGCGAACATGGAATCAAACGCTTGCCGAAGACGTTTCAGCCGCGATTAAGCGAGAGAGCATTGGATTACACGTGCTCGAAACCTTCTGCGACCCTACGATGTTCATCAAAACTGGAGTGTCTAATTACTCGATTGGAGAAATCTTTGAAAATAATGGGGTTCCTCTTTCCCCAAGTGTGAACCGGCGCGACCTATTTGGATACTCGATTCATCAGCACCTGAACACTATCATTGACCAGAAGCCGCAGCTGCAAATTGTGCGACCGCTGGGAATTTACGGGTGCCCGCAGCTCATCCGCACACTGCCGAATTTGCGGACAGACCCAAACGACCCTACTAAAATCGCAGAGGGTGAAGACCATTGGGCTATCGCGCTTGCCTACTTCTGCATGGGCCAAGCATCCCCCAGCCGCGACCCCATCCAACCGGAGAAGCAGCGCTGGCTTTCACCTAAGCGTAAGCCCCGTAGCTTTGGCGCGGTATAATGATATCTGGAGTCCCACATGCCCGATGAGATGATTGATACCCCGGCCAAGATGTTTAACGACCCCATGAGCCCGGAGGGTGTCGAAGACCCGCAAGGCGAACCTGAGCCTGAGGATGAAACCCCAGAGAAACAATCCGCTAATCCAAAGGAAATCGTTCGTTCCTTCAAAACTAAGATTGAAACCGCGAAGCGCAACCGCCGCAACTTCAACAACGAATGGAAGCGCAACGTCGATTTGCGTATGGGGCACGTCGCGAATCAGTATACGGGGGGAATTGATGTCGAAGATGACCTGCAAACTGAGATTAACCCCGACTGGTCGCTGACCAAGACGAAAACCGCAAGCCTCTATAGCCAAGTTCCGCAGGTGCAGATTACGCACGAGAACAAGCAATACGCGGATGCCATTCCTCCGTTTGCCAAAGCGCTGAACTATGAGCTAGGCGAGAAGCGCGCCAACGTTGGTGTCGCTATGGAAGAGGTTCTCAATGATGTGGTCAATGCTGCAGGCGTTGGGGCGGTTTACGTTGGATATGCTGCTCGCTTTGAAACCGTTGACGTTCCCGCAGTCGATGTATCTCAGATTCCGCCCCAGGTCTTGCAGCAACTTCAGGCTGCGGGCCAAGTCCCTATGCAATCAGTCGAACGAGTTGTCGATGATAAGTTCTTCGCCAACCGTATCTCTCCGATGGATTTGCTCTGGCCAGCTGAGTTCACCGGCTCTAACTTCGATGACGGCGACTGGATTGGATACTCAGGTAGTCTATCGTGGGCAGAAGCCGTCAACGAGTTCAAGCTAGAGGAAGACCAGAAGGATAAGGCTGTTTCCTCAGAGTCAACTCCTATCAATGAGGATTTACGGACGGAGCCAGAGAAAGCCGGCCTACTCGAAATCGAGAAGGTTCGATTCGACCGTATCTTCTATTGGCGCTATCGCATAGACCCCGAAGAGAAGTCATTCAAGGCTATCTGGCAACTCGTGATTGTGAAGGGAATCGACAAGCCCGTTATCCACGAGCCCTGGAAGGGTCAGCAGTTTGTTAAGGAAACGCGCAAGTATGTCGGCTCAGTGAAGTTTCCGGTGCGCTTCCTCACCCTCACTTACATCTCGGATAACCCGGTTCCGCCCTCAGACTCCAGCGCTGCTCGCCCCCAAGTCAATGATATGCGGCGGTCGCGGTCACAGATGTTTCAGAATCGAGAGCGGTCTGCTCCGCTGCGTTGGTTTAACCCCGATAAGGTTGACCCGGCAATCATCGACACGATTATGCGCGGAACCTGGCAGGGGATGATTCCGTTGCAGGGCGGCGGCGACCGTGCTATCGGTGAAGTGGCACGAGCAAGCTACCCAACAGAGGATTTGTCTTTCGATAAGCAGGTTAAGGAAGACCTGATGGAGAGCTGGCAGATTGGGCAGACTCAGCCGATGGGCGTGACTGCAGCCGAATCCAAGGCCGTGCAGAACAACTTTCAGACTAGAAACGGCCAAGAGCGCGCTAAGGTTGCCCTATTCTTCCTTGGCATCGCGGAAGTCCTCGCCGGCTGGATGGTGCTCTATTCAGACTTCCCAACCCTCACCGACCAAGAAAAGCAGGGCATGCAGAAAATCTGGGACCAGAAGCATATTCTGCAGGACTTAGTTCTTAACATCCGGCCGGATTCTGCCGTGGTGCTCGATAGCAGCCAACGCATCCAGCGCCTCATGCAATTCATGAACATGACGGCTAAATCTGGGTTTGTGAATATCGAGCCGATTGTGAAGGAGCTGGCTGAACTCTCCGGCCTCGACCCTGCGGAGGTTATCAAAAAACCGCAACCGCCACCGCCCGAGGAGCCGAACGTTAGCTATCGCTTCAGTGGCAAGGAAGACCTGATTAATCCGCTGGTTATGGCGATGCTGGTCCACAAAAACTCAGCCCAACGCCTGAGGATATGAAGGCGGCGAAGGCTATCCTCGCAGATGCGGCAATGCCTCCACCGCCGCCTGCTCCTCCTGCTCCTCCTGTTGTCCCCGGTGGACAACAGCCGGCTCCGGGACAACCGCCGCACCCCACGGTTCCTGGTGCGCCGGTTCCCGACCAGCATACCGAGCACCCCGATTGGAACATGGCCTCGAAAATTGCCAAACGCAGCAGAGACATGAACAGCAGCAGCTAATAGGAGTAACAATGCCTTTGTATGACCGTCGATGTAATAAGTGCGGCGAAGAAGTTCGAGATGTATGGGAGGGCGTAAACTGGCTCGCTCCTAGTTGCTCAGTTGAGGATTGCGAAGGCCAGCTAGAGCGGGTGTGGCTGAGCAAACCGCCCGGTGTTGTGAGCGACGAATGCGACGTGTGGGTGCGTAATGGCATCTGCAATGAGGACGGCTCGCCCCGGCATTACCGCTTCAAATCTGAGATGAAGGCAGAGGCTAAGCGCCGCGGTATGGAGAATCATGTCGTTCATCAAGGTGGCAAGGGCTCAGATAAGTCGCCGCATACAAGTAGGTGGATTTGAAATGAGTAACTCCGTATTCGTCGGTTTCGTTATCGCGCTTGCCGTCATGCTTGGGGGAGTT